TTATCACCAGTGATGGACTGATATTCTTCTAGCTTCATAGCTACATAGTCCAACGCATCACGTTCATCTGATACGAGTACGTGCTGGTAGTCGTTGAACTTAAAGTCTTGTTCTGCTGCACAGCAGGCAGAGTAAACAAGCATGTCAGCATCTATTAGTAGAGTCATTGAAAGAAAGTTGTTTGTTGTACTAGGCGACCAGTCTTCTCGTCATAGAGCAGGGTGTCGGCATCCCCTGTTGAGCCACTAAATCTATTCTTGAGTACACCTAACTGCAACTGGCTACGTTCGCCAGCGTCACCCGACTGGTTTCTGGAGCAGCTAATTACCATGTCACTCAACTGGGCTATGCTGTGCGATCCTCTCAAATGCCCTAGCGTAGGTTTAATCCCTTCTTCATGGCCCTTGCCTTCAGGTCTACGGAGGTGCGACACAATTATTAAACCTATACCAGTAGATTCAACGCACTGTCTCAGCTTGGTACACGTAACATCCAAAGCCCTTCTCTCATCTAGGTCTGCGATCCCTGAGACAACGATGGTTAGATGGTCAAGTATTACAACATCAACTTCTTCAACGGTTGCGAGGTATGTAATCTTTTCTATGAGGGTGTCGGGATTACAAGATCCGAAATGATCGTATAAAAAAAGTCGGCCTGATCCTAAGAGGGAATCAAAAGCCGACTTGATGATGGGGATCTCGACACTCTCATCTA